AAAGTTGATTAATAAAGAAGGCTGTAAACCTTGCTTTATGTTATTTATGTGATAATTACTTACTTCTTCTTCTAAAGAACAGTATTGTAAACATCCATGATAATCAACAGGAGCATAATAATAAAAACCACTTCTATATGGCTTGAATATATATAACTCTGCTGTTTCACTCTTTTTACCGTTACCAAATGTAGGTATTCTCTTAGGATTGTCACTAGGCTTTATATCTACCCACTTAGGATGATAATAATAAGCTCTAATAACACCTTTAGCATCACATTTCTCAGCTCTTAGAGTTTCCATAGGGAAATGCAGTATCTTAACAATTTTAGTCTTAGGCTTGTTGTATACTACTTGCATAGCAGCTTGTCCTAGCATCTTATAATCATTAGAGACTCTCTTTATTTCTCTTGGTCTAACTAATAATTTAAATTTAGCATACATTTCAGGAAAGTCTTCGCTATCTGTAGCTTCTATACCTCTACCGTAAATCATATCAACAATACCGTTAATACATCTACTGTTTGTAGGTGAGCCTAAGTATTTCTCTATAAGGCTATCAAAGTAATCATTGTTTTCTCCATAAGAAACCCAATCTTTACCATACACTTCCTTAACCTCTGGTGTTTCATAACCAGATAAGTTTACTACCCTTATAGAATTGTTCTTGTTAGTCATCTAATATCACGTATTCGTTAGAAGGCTCTGCATATTCTGTGTAATCTGAATTACTTATAGAATATCTTCCTTCGTTATTATAAGGAACACTAGCATCTGGCAGAACAGATACTTTATCTCTGTAAACTAATTTATTTGTTGTAGTATTGAATATAGTAATAAAATAATCAAAACTTGTTCTTAGTTTATTTGATGTGCTCACTTGAAATGCCAAATAATTATCATGCTTAGTACTTTGGATGTTAGTAAAGTTAAAAGTATCATTTGTACTTTCCTCTAAAAACGATATTGTTAAAGAACCAGCAGATGCAACAACAGTTCCATTGCCTAGAGTCGTATACGTTACCGAAGTACTTCTAGGAATGATGTTAAACGTCTGTGCACTATCATTATTTGTTATTATCATATTATGATAACGATATTTTTCTTTTTTGTTTTATAATAAAAAAGGGTAAGCTAATGCCTACCCTATTTTTACTAATAATAAACAATATTATTATTCGTTAATCATATTCGCTGTTTGTACATCGAATCCTGAAGAACTACCTACAGCAACTAATGTATTTAACACAAATAAAGATGGTAATACTTCTTTTCCTTCGAAAGAAATATTATATCCATTTAAGTCTCCCATTGCACCTCCTGTAGAAGTATTAACAGAAACTTCACATCCGTTTTGCGCTCCAGCAATTCTGAATTGTCCGTTATAGTCCTCAATAATTATATGAGGTCTTCCATAAGATAATAATTTTAATTGCATCATTGTTTCAGCATTTTGTCTTTTAAGTACAAAAGCACCTGATTGAGTCCAGAATGAAGTTCCATTGTCTCTAGAATTTTCATTAGTTTCTTCAAATGTATTATTATCTCCTCTTAGTTCAAATTTAAAAACGTCTACAGCAGCAGCTAAAGTTGCCACCGTACCGTTAAATGCAGCATCGGTTGGAGGTTTTGTACTAGAATCGTCCATACCACCGTACATAGCGTCAGAGTAATTAGCAATGTAAAGATTTTTAATTCCACCTACGGACTCTTTACAAGCTTCTAGTCTCCCTTTTGATAAATCACAAGCCATTTTTTATATGTTTTTAATAAAAAAGGGTAGGTAGAATATCCCACCTACCCCTTTTATATGTTAGTATTAAGTTATATTAAGAATAAAGAACGATGTCAGAACCGATACCGTATTGTACAGCAGCAGTAAATCTCATTACTATTCTTACGTTTTGACTTCCGTCAATGTCAGCCATATCGATAACTTTTACTTCATTGTGGTCAGATAATAAACCTGTACCGAAATATAAGTTAGACTTTTCAGCAGCCATTGCATGATTGTCAGCTAATCCATTAGCAACAAAGATTCTTACGCCATCGAAAGATAATTCTCCTCCGTTGTACCATTGAGTACCTTCGTTCATTGTTCCAGCTCCACCTAAGTTAGAAGCAAATCCACCTAAAGCTCTTACATAAGCTCTAGCGATGTTTTGTGATACATATAAGAATAAGTCTTCTTTACCGTATAGTGAAGAAGGAATTGCATCAACGATAGCTCCTAATTGAGCGATAACATTTGCAGAAGTTACAGTTGCTTTTGCTACGTCAATAACAGTTGCGTCAGCTTTAGCAAGAGTTACAAATCCGTCATACTCTCCAGCGTTAGCGTTAACACCTCCCCAGATGTTTTGCTCATTCTTTTCAGCTACTTTAGCTACAACGTGAGCTAATAAGTAATCTTGGAATGTTTTAGGTAATGAATCAAATGCAGAATATCCCATAGATACTGCTTCCCAATCTGAACGGAAATCAGCTTTACATAATTGTAAATTTACTTGAAATGTTTCTGGCTCGATAATTCTTTCTGTTAAAGTTACAGAAGAAGTTGCAGCGAAGTCACATCCTCCGTTAGCTATAAGTGCTCCTGTAGCTAATTTCTTGATTACTTCTTTAAATTTAATGTTTGGTTTTACTTCGATACCACCTCTTTCGATAGTATTAGCAGATAATAAAGCAGCAGAAATATATTTCCCTGCAAATTCACCTGCGTAAGTAGTTGTAATTGATGTTGTAGTTGCCATAATTAATGTTAATTGTTAAATAATTTGTTAAATACTCTTTGTTTTGTTGTTACTGGTTGTTTCTGAGAAAATAAGTTCATTGTGTTTGAGCTTACTTCAGCTTCAGGAGAATGTGCGATAGACTCTGCTTCTTCAGATAACTCTACTTTGTCAGAGCTTAATTCTTCAGGAACATCATACGATTCAACATCGCTCATGTTGTCCATCATTTGGTCGTACATAGCTTTAAATTCAGCTACTACCTTGTTTAATTCTTCTTTGGTAGCGTAAATGCTTTCTTCTTCTACTACTTCTTCAACCACGTCTTCTTCGATTACCTCTTCTTCTAAAGAAGTCTCATCTACTGTTTCTTCAGCAAGTTCTACTTGCTCTTCTACTACTTCTGTTTCTACTTCAGCAGAAAGCTCCTCTTTAACAGGAGTTTCTTCTTCAGCTTCTACAGAAAGTAATACGTTTTTAAATTTGTTGATAATTTCTGTTGCTTTCATAAATAATTATTATAATTTGTTAACGTTTAATAAATAATCTGTTTCATTTTCGGATTATTCTGGATTACCTTGATTGGTTAAACTACCAATTCCTTGAGCCTGTAAACTACCATCACAGCACTTAGTGCTATAGGTGCTATCTTTACATAAACAAGCTCGTTTACTATTCTTTGGGCTGTTGTCACTTGGTGTTTTTTTCATTTATCTATTTGTTTTAGTTTGTTTATTGCCCAGTTAACTCCAGAGCTACCACCCCAAGCATCCCACATAATACCTCCACATCCCTCACTATAAGGAACATCTTTATGTTGTTGATGTCTTTTGAATGAAGCCATTCTAGCTATTGTTGAACGAGATATATTCTCTCCTGAAGCTAATTGATTAGCTCTTGTCCATCCTACTAAAGTTCCACATTCACTACCATTCTCTTCTTTCCATTTTAATGCTCTCTTAGCATTGTTTTTTGCAGCTTGTGGATAATCACTATATGTTTCTAGTTCTATTTCTTCTCCCTTAAGTAAAAAGTCCTCTAGCTGAAATAATTTAGCTAATGCTTCAAACTCATCGTAATCCATTTGTTCTCTTACACTTTCATTAGGTCTGTCATCTAGTTTATCTGTAAAGAACCCTTCTATACTAAATCCTTTTACTTTACCTTCTTTAACAAACTCTTCCCAAATCTGGTCGTTATTTACTTTTACAGAAACCATCCAAGTTCCTACTGGTAAGTTAAGATTATACTTAGCTGACTTGTCTTTTTTCTCATCTTCTATTATCCAACTCTCTACAACACTTAGTCCATTTAATTCTACCTCGTGTTCTAATGTTGAGTTATTCTGCTTACCCTTAGTCAAAAACAGCTCAGAAGCTTTTCTTACAGTTTCTTTAGAGAAGAATATATAATACTCTTCTTCTCCGTTATGTCTGTATATCTTCTTGTCTGGTATTAAAGCAGCTCCCATAAGTATGCGTTTCTCAGCATCTACTTCAGCTAACTTAATCTCCTGTGCTTTTAAAGCAATGAAGTCTTCTTCTATTGCAGGGTTTTCCACTATAGATATAGCTTCTATACCAGCAAAGTCATTTTCCTCATCAATAAATAATTCTATAATATTTTCTTCCATAACTTGATAACGTATTTAATGTATTTTGTTTTATATTAATCACCTCCTAATGAAGCTCCTGTTGATATTTGTAAGTCTAATTCTTGTTGTGATGTCATCTGACTGCTTACTACATAAGCTTGAACAGGTTCTTGGAATTGACTACCTACTGCTTGGGCTAATTGATTAGTTCCTGTAGAACCAACTAAGTTAAAGTCAAAAGTTCTATCTCCAGCTCCACTAGCTCCTGCTGAAGTAGTTGTACCTCCATCTCTTTTAGGTGTCGGTGTGTTTAGTATCTTGTTAACATTAGAAAGACCCATAGCTGTTACAAGAGCTGCTTGAGCTATATTCCAAGGACCATAAGGTTCAGCTCCTAATGCAGCTACAGCAGCTTTTCTAGTGCTCATTAAAGTTGCTGCGACAGCGGCAGCTTTACCTATAGCACTACCTTTTTCAGCTATTGAACCAATAACTTCAAATCCATATTGAACAATATCTAATTTAGCTTCTTCAGTCTTTTCAGTTAATACTAATTTATCATTATTAAATTCCTTTTCTGCATTTAGTTTTTGTTTTAATAAGTCCATGTAAGACTCCTTATCTCTAATTCTGTCTTTTATTTCTTCATCCAGCCAATATACTTTCTGGTCATATTGAGCCTGAAGTAATATACCTTCTGCATTTAAAGCGTCAACTCCAGCATCTTGAGTCATACCAAAAGTAAGAGCCCGTATTTCTCCAGCATCAACTGCTTCTTGATATTTTCTAGTAGATTCTCTAGCTATTTCTAATTGAAAATTAAATCTTTTAGATGCTTGAGTTATTGTTAATTCAGTTAAAGCATCTTGATGTTCCTTTTCTGCTTGTAATTTAGTTTCATTAAAAAGAGCTTTTGCTTCGGCTATCTTAGCCTCATCTTTAGTTGTGTTTAAGAAGTTCTCTAATCTAAGCCTTTCTTTTTCCATAAAAGAGTCATGCTTATTTTGCAAATCTTCCCTTTCATATTTCTGTTTTATTTCTAATTTCTTAAACTCATTTTCTTCTGTAGCTAATTCATCATCTCTGTTAAATTTAAGTATCTCTTTTGAGAAATCAAGCAGTCTCTGTTTGAATGATTTTACGCTTCTCGCACGTGAACCTTTAGTTTTTTCTTCTTCTTTATTTGTTTTTGCTAATAATAAAAAGTATTCTTCAGAGGTTTTATTATATTTTTTTGTCGCATCGTCTAAATTATTAGTCGTATCTTCTAAATTATTTAATATTTGTACTCTATCCCCATTCTTTGTGATAAAATCATCGGCTGTCATTTTATCTATTTTTGCTTGAGTCTCTGCTTGTTCTATTCTTAATTCAAGCCTTTTGTCAAAGACTTCATCTAGCTCCATTTTTTTTAGACCTATCTCAAGTTCTAACTCTTTTTGTTTTAAGAAATCCTTATTTATTTTAGTTAGCTTTTCTGTATCTGTTCCAGCTTCTTTTAATTTATCAGCTAAATCTTTGTCTAACCTAGAAAGTCCTTTAATAATTCCAACTCTCTCTTCTAAAGACGTATTTACATCCAATAAAGCTTCATCATAAATCTTTAGCGTTGTTATTTCGTCAGTTAGAGATGAGTTAAATTCATTACTAGCTGATTTAGCTTTCATGCTATTAATTTCAAACTTCTCTAGTAAAGCTATAACACCTTGAATCGCTAACAATATACCTAAAGGTCCTAATATTGTTGACCCCACTTGTCTTAAAGCTCCACCAAAACCAATAGCTTTTTGGGTTGTTTCATCAACCTTTCTAGTCATAAACAAGAAGTTAGACGCTAACTGAGAAACATTGTTTGCCATACCTCTAATTCCATAGTTGGAATCTGATATAGCTCTACCAAGCTCCATTACTGTTGCAGTAGCTCCACCTGTTGCCCCTGAAGCACCTCCTCCTCCTTTACCTTTACCTGCGTTTTTAGATAGCTTTACTAATTCACTATTTAATTCTTTAGTGCTAAGAGTAACATTGTCCATAGAAGCAATCGCTTGACCACCTTCTACTTTTATTACTATGGTTTTTACTGTTGATGAACCTGTTGCCATTATTTATTTCGTTTTATTGCGTTTTTTAATTCTTTCCAATTAGTAGGTGCTAAATATTTGCCTTTAGCTATATCTATATCTTCGTCTTTGACATACCAATCAGATGTTCCTAATAAATCTATTATCTCTCTTATCATATTACACTTCGTTTATTAATTCTAATGTAGCCTTACCAGTATTTATATTCATTTGTATCTTATTTATCTTATAAGTTCTACCTGATATAATTAGTTTGTCGTTTAATTCTAACTTAGTAACTAATCTTAAAGGTAATGTAGCTTCAAACTTAGATAATCTTGACTTTTCGCTGTATATAGGCACTATATAGTTAAAGTAAAATGTCTTAAACAAGCTAACTGTATTCTCACCTTCAAAAAACTCGTCAATCTCAGAACCAAAGTTAATTGTCTGTAGGTTACTGCCTAAGGTGTTAGCAGGTTTAATATAATCTGTTACAGGCTGATACGAGTTTGATGACACTTCTATATTTATAGGCTCTGAAGATGTGTTTTGCTTATGACAATAAAAAACCAAAGGCTTACCAAGTGCTGTATTTTGGTCTTTACTAACCATCCATCCCCATTGTATATTT